GGAACAATGATTTTAAAAAAACTGTTATATCTACAGATTCATTCGAAGAAAACATACAAAAAACTGAAATTAGGAAAAAAGAACAAGAAGATGCTTTTAAAATTTTCAAACAAAAAGATTCCGATTATGAAATTTGTAAATTTGTATTGGGAGAGGAGGGTGTTAAAAGTTATGCTATAAAAAAATTACTAGATATGTTAAATTCTACAATTTCAACATATATAAGTGATCTTGGAATGACAATTAAATGTAAATTTGATGAATATTTTGATGAACATATTTCAACTGAAAAAGGTAAAGAATTTTCTTATAGTAATTTATCTGGAGCTGAAAAAAGAAGTGTTGATGTTGCTTGCGTTTTAAGTTTCTCAGACATGAGAAGAAAAATTAGCGGAATTTCATCAAATCTTGAATTCTATGATGAAATTTTCGATAGCGCGTTTGATGAACTTGGATTGGATTTGTTGATTAAAGTTTTAAAAAATAGAATTATCAAAAATAACATGAGTGTATATGCAATTTCACATAGGAAAGAAACTACAAAACATATTGATGGTGAAATTGTAAACTTAGAAAAAGAGAACGGAATAACTAAAAGAGTTTATTAAACTAATTGACAATTAAATTATAAAATATAACTACAATATATGTTCGTAAACGCATTTCCATCACCTTTTCCAACAACTCCATTTTCTAAAAATGTTGTTGTTAATACACAACCAATCCCTACAACAGCTCCTGCTCCTTCTAGGTATCTCAACTTCATGGCAGATCGTCAAGGGTGTGGACAATGGAGAATAGGATGGCCAGAGCTTCATATTAATATGTCTAATATGGGGGATTCGACATCCATGACAAAAATGATTTTTGAAAAGGAGTGGTATCGAGATATAAAAACAATTAAACTCCAAAGACAAGCAAGTAAAGAACAAAAAATATTTGTTGAATTCTTAAAAAGCATTCAACCAGATATCGGATTTAAAATTATATATGAGGTTGATGATGTTGTCTTTAGAGAAGATATTCCAGATTACAATATATATAAACCAGCATTTGATAGTGATGAAATTCGTCAAAATTGCATTGATATGATCAACATGTCCGATGAAGTTACAGTTACATGTAAACATATGAGAGATTTATTTAAATTGAGAACTGGAAAAGAGGAAATTTCAGTTATACCCAACTTTCCACCGTATTGGTGGATTGGTCATCAATATAATTATCGTAAAATTATTGATAATTTTGAAAAAAATAAAAAGAAACCTAGAATTGTGTATTCAGGTTCTGGTGCTCATTTTGATGTTCATAATAAAACAAATCAACAAGACGATTTTACTCACGTTGTAGAGTTTATTTCTAAAAATGTTGATAAGTATCAATTTGTTTTTATAGGAGCTGTGCCTCCACCATTGAAACATTTGGTTGAAAATAGAAAAATTGAATTCCATCCATGGAAAACATTGATTGAATATCCCAACTTTTTAAATAGCTTGAATGCTCAATTATTTTTAGCTCCACTTCAAGACAATTCTTTCAATAGAAGTAAATCCGATATCAAATATATTGAAGCTGCTTGTTTGGGAATTCCTTGTATTGTTCAAGACATGACAACATATGAAAACGCTCTAGATGTCTTAAAATTTAAGACAGGAGAAGATTTGGAAAATAGAGTCGAATATTTATTAAATTGGAAAAATAGATCAAAATATTATCAATTGATCCCAGAACTTCGTAAAATTGGAGAATCTAGATTTTTAGAACTACCAGAAAATATTGGAGCTTTTATGGAAGCCTTAGAAACCCCGTATGGTTCTTCAGCTAGAAGATATATTCCAAAGTTTAATTGACAATTGAAAAAATGATGGTTTACTTACTTTAGTGTACAGAAATTGTGTTTACAATAATAGAGAAAGATGTGTCCATTTATTTTCATGGGATGCCGATGGTAATCGTGTAAAATATGATTTAGATTTTAATCCTTATCTCTTTTTGGAAAAACCAAACGGAGAAGAAGAAAGTATATTTAAAACTAAGCTTACGAAAAGAGAATTCGATACTGGGTTTGAAAGAAATAAATTTTTAAAAGATTCAAATGTAAAAAGAATATTTGAAAATTTACCACCAGCCCAGCAATTTCTTATTGATAATTATTGGCATCAAAATAATGAAGAGGATTTTTCCAAACATCCTCTCAAAGTAATGTTTATAGATATTGAAACTTTTAGTAATAAAGGAAAGTTTCCAGATATTCAAAATCCAGAAGATATAATTAATCTAATAACTTGTTACGATTCTATAAAAGAGCGTTATGTTACTTTCGGATTAAAACCTTTTGATGCTTCGCATATTACAGATAAAAAAATAAAATATATTCATTGTAAAAGTGAAGAATTATTATTAAAAGCCTTTATTAAATTTTGGGAAATGGATTATCCAGATGTAGTGTCTGGATGGAACAGTTCTGGATTCGATATGCCTTATATAATAAATCGAATAGCTGTTGTCTTAGATGAAGAATGGCAGAAAAGATTGTCTCCTATTGGTAGAATATATGAGAAGGTAAAAAAGAGAGTCAAATTTGGAGAACCTCCTATTCAATTTGTTATTGAAGGAGTGTCATCAGTTGACTATATGGTTTTGTATCAAAAGTTTAAGCTTGATAAACAAGAATCATATAAATTGGACTTCATTGCGGAAGTTGAACTTGGTAAAAATAAAATAGAATACGAAGGGCAGCTGTGGGAACTCTCAATTAGAGATTGGAAAACTTTTGTAGACTATAACATTCTTGACGTTGAACTTCTAGTGAGATTAGATGATGAATTGCGATACATGAAGACCCTAAGATTCCTTGCAAACATAGGACTTACAAATATCGAAAAAGCCATCGATACCGTTCCTATTATGAATGGTGCATTAGCTGTTCAAGCACGAAAAAGAAATCAAAGAATCCCAACATTCATTAAACCTTTAAAAATTGGAAAGAATCCAGGAGCATATGTTAGAGAACCTAAACGAGGAATATCTGAAAATCTGGTAAGTTTCGATGCTAACTCTCTATACCCAAGTGTTATGATTTCATTGAATCTATCACCAGAAACAAAAATTGGGAGATATGAAGAATTTGAAAATACATATAAAATTTACCATGTAACTGGTAGGGTATATGAATTTGATAAAGAAAAATTTGAAAATTATATAAAGGCTGAACAAGTAGTTTTTACAAAAGCTGGATTTTTATTTTCTCAGAAAAGAAAAGGAATCGTTCCTGAATATCTAGATTGGTTATATTCTGAGAGACAGAAAATGCAAAAAGCCATGAAAGATTGTAAAACAAAATTGAAAGAAGATAAAACACTTTCTAAAAAAGAAAGATCTTTCATTCAATCTGAGCAGAATAGATATGACTCTATTCAATATGCATATAAGATTAACTTAAATTCATTGTATGGATATATGGGAAATGCATACGCCCCAATGGGAGATGATGATATTGCATCATCGGTAACATTGACTGGTCAAGCGGTTATTAAAAATTCAAATGATATTTTTCAAAAATCATTAATTGAAAAATATCCAGATTTAACTCAATATGAATTAAATGATTCTATCATATATAACGATACTGATAGTTTGTATGTTTCTTTAAAATGTTTAGATAAAAAAGGGATACCGATTTACAAAAACGATGAGATCAATCCTGATTTCTTAAATTTCTGTGATTATATTGAAAATTATATAAACACAGAAATGATAAATTGGGCCAAAGAAGACTTGAAAAGTATAGATCCTCGTTTTGTTTTTAAACGAGAAACTATATGTGATTCTGGCATTTTCTTAAAGAAGAAATATTATGTTCTTCATATGATTGATGATGAAGGATTCAAAGTAGATAAATTCAAATACAAAGGTGTTTCTGTTGTTAAAACGACAATGCCAAAAAAATTAAAACCGTATCTGAAAGAGATTATTGAAAGTATGATTATTGATAAAAATAAAGTCACATCCGATGATCTATTCAATCAAGCTTATGAAACTTTTAAAACACTACCTCATGAAATGATATCCAGAATAAGCGGTATCAATACTTTTGATAAGTATATTTCCGAATGTAATGGTTTTGAAAAAATTGCCAAAGGAATGCAGGAACACATGAAAGCCGCATACTATCACAATGTATTACTCGAAAAGTTAGAATTAAGTGGAAAATATCCAATATTAAAACAGGGTGATAAAATCAAATATATTAATGTTAAGAAGCAAAACAGATATAATATCAACGTTGTTGGATATGGTGGTAATTATCCTGAAGAATTTAAAAAAGAATTTGAAATTGATTATGAAAAAATGTTTGAAAATTTAATGTATAGAAATATCGAGTTTTTTTATGAAGCTGTTGGTTGGATTTTAAGAAAGCCAAACGAAAATGTTAAAGTTGATTTATTAGATTTCTTTTCAGAAGATTAATTATGACAATAAACGAAGCATATAATAAGGGATTGGAAATTGCTGAAAACGAAGCATATCAAAAAATATCAAATGCTCTACAAGGATTAGATGAAGGTTCATTTATAAATCCAAAAATGGAAGAGTTACGTTTACAAATTTTAAAAATTAAAAAACAGCCCCGTCCACCAAAAACCAGCATAGAAAGAAAAATTGAACCTATATCTTCTGATTATATGGGTTATACATTAGAAATATTTGAAGATATAATTTTTGGTAAAAAATATACAAAACACAAAGAATTTAGTAAAAGACATAACTTAATTATTAAAACTTTTGAAGCGTTAATGAAGCATTTTATATTATTAGCATCAAAGAAACATAATGTCGGTAAAGCATTTAATGAAATTTTAAAAGAACATCGAAAGATGTTGACTTCGTTATAATATATGATAAATTGATTTATATGAAAGAAAAACATATCGTAATACAAGACCAAATCGGAAGAACAATCATGGGTATTCTTGCATCTGAAGATGCAAGCACTATCAGCATCAATAATCCAGTTATTATTCATGTTCAACCAGAAGCATCAGGACAACTTCAAGTTCAAACATTCCCACTCTTCTTTTTTGAATTCATTAGCAAAGAAAGCCGTGATAAAAATATTTGGACATATACAAAAACAAATATCGTAATCGCTGATGTTGAATTAGATGAACGCATCGTTTCTCAATATCAAAAAATTAATATACCGCAAGAAGCAACTTCACAAAACTCACCAAAGGTTATTTCTATAAACGATCTATAACATGGCTAAAAACAGCAGTCAAAAAGACATTGATGATGTATTGAGCAGCATCGATGATATTACACCATACTCATCATATCTCAGCGAAAGTAAAATAACTGGGATTGATGATTGGATTGACACTGGATCGATGGTATTAAATGCACTGATCTCTGGTTCATTGTATGGTGGTGTTCCAAGAGGTCGTGTAACACAATTCGCTGGTCCCAGTCAATGTTTAACAAAAAACCAAAACCTCAGAGTTTATAAAATGCGAACAACGTAAATTACAGGACTTACTCTAAAAATATGTAATCATATTAGTAAATACTAATATGTCTGTTAAATTAAAAAACAAAGAACATTTTATATTTTTGGGAAAAAAAGTTGTTGGATATCGGGGAGTTAAAGCAGATACATTAAAATTATATAAAATGTATCTGCGTTTAACTAAAGTTTTAGATAGGAGGCCGAGAATAACCGATTTTTTCCCAACATCAACATGTAGAAATATCAACTATTATATTGAAAGATATTGGAATTTAGAAGATGCTAAATCTGAATTAAAAAAAGTTCAAATGCGAAAGTTAAGTCCTGAGAGGCGACAAGAAGCAAATAAAAAGGCGGCGATTACAATTTTATCGAAACCTGAAGATGAAATAAAACGAATACGAAAACTGCAAGGTTGTAATTATAAAGACCCCGCAAAGTTAGCAGAGCGTTACAACATATCAATTGAAGAAGCTGCAGTGAAATATGCTGAGAAAACGGAACGTAAAGTTCGCAATTTAAAAAAGACCATAAAATCAATAGGTGGATATAAACGAGAGTGGTCTTGTAAATGTATCGAATATTGGTTATTGAAAGGGCTTGATGAAGATCAAGCAAAAAATAAAGTTAAAGAGGTTTCTCCAGATACTAGATCAATTTCTTCAATTATGCAGAGATATAATATATCACATGATGAAGCCTTGGTGTTTTTTAATAATGTTACAGAAAAAGGAAAACAAACATTTGATGCCAGACCACAACATGAAAAAAATGACATTTTATTAAAAAGAACTAAGTTTTCTAAAAAGTATTCGATGGCATCATCTAAATTTTTTAGAAAATTAATAAATTCATTGGGTGAAATGGGTGATCTTACTATGCGAGTAGATGATAATGAGTATTTTCTATGGGATTATGACAATAAAAAGATATATTTTTATGATTTTTGCATACCAGAATTGAATATTATGATAGAATATAATGGTATCATGTTTCATCCACGACACAAAGATACAATATTCACAACAGTTAAAGAAAGCACAGAAAAAGATAATATAAAAGATGAATTAGCGAAAAATAATGGATTTGATTTATATTGGTATTGGGAAAATATAGATGATGAATCAGAAAAGTTGACATTTTACAAAAACATAATATACAATAAATATGACAAACTTAAAAGTTAAAACAATAATAACAGAGCTTCGTGAATTTTACACACTTGATGAACTTTCTTCATTGTGTGAAGTATCAACACAAACATTATCTGATTTGGAAAAATCTAAAGTGGTTTCAACTAAAAGCACAGAGGACAAAATTCGTGCATTTTTTAGCAACCATGCGTATAATCATTCCCAAGAACTTACAGTCCCTGAGATGATGAAAATTAAAGCTAAGTTTTTAGTAGAGTCTCCCGAAGATTGGGTGGAGATTGAAGATTATGTGGTGAAATCAGAGAAACCGTGTTATAAAATAATAGCGGGAATCAATTCAGTTGAGTGTTCTGAAAAACATTTAATTCAAAAATTTGACAATAGTTGGGTTTTTGCAAAAGACTTGAATATTGGCGATGTCCTTCTGACAAAGGAGGGGGGAGTCGAACTTACAAAAATAGAAACGTTGGAAAATCAAACTGTATATGATATACAGGTAGGATCTGATGAACATAGATATTGGAGCGGTGGAATATCAAGTCACAATACATTCAAAACAGGTTTTATTCTTAAAATCTTGGCAAATGCTCAACAAAAAGGCATGCAAGTTGTAATTTATGATACAGAAGGTGCAATTGATGAAGAAAGTGCCGCTAAAATGGGTCTTGATACCAGCAAAGTAAAATATGTAAATGTTCAAACTGCTGAAAATACAAGAAACTCGATTTACAAACTTTTAAAATCAGTAAAGGAAAAAGGATTAGAAGGTAAATTTATCATTGCGATTGATTCTTTAGCCAACCTACAAAGTGAATTAGAACTTAGTAGAATGGATAAAGAAAATACATCATCAGATATGGGAAGCTTTGCTAAAAGCATTAAAAGTTTATTGAAGACATGTACAAATATGTCCACATTGACCAAAACTCCCATTTTGATTACAAATCATGTATATGATGATCCTAGTCAAATGTATCCAACACTTGAAAAGAATATTGCTGGAGGTAAAGCATCGATTTATTTGCCTTCTGTGACAATTCAATTAGCTAGAAAACCCGTAAAAGATGATGGAGGTAAAACAATTGAAGATACTAAAGCAGCTGGACAGAAAAGTTATTCTGGTGTCATTATTAGAGCACTTACTGTTAAGAATCGTTTTATTAAACAATATCTTGAAGGTGAGATGTATCTTTCATTTGCCACAGGCTTGGACAAGTATTTTGGTTTACTTGACATCATGAAAGAAATGGGTGTAGTTATTGTTAATGGAGCAACATACACTGATTGGAATGGAGAAAAATTAGGTTTCTATAAATCTTGGAGAAAAGATAAAGAAGTTTGGAATAAACTATTACCAGAACTTGAATCTAGATTGAAACAAGAATGGTCGTATGGCAATAAAGTTGGTGAAATTCCACTAGAAGATATAGAAGAAGATTACGAAGCAGAAATAGAAGATTAAAACAAAAAGCCCCTCATCAAGAGGGGCTTTTTTATTATTCAGTTAGTTGAGCCGAATGCCAATAATTTATTGGTTTTTTAAATCCTCGTTCTACAAAATTTCCATTTATATTTGTTAATTTATCCTTTTTGACCTGTTCAGTCATATAGTTTATAGTGTATTCTTCTTCATCTTCTTCAGAGTTGTATTTAGATTTGATAGAATCTACAATTTCTTTTAAATTATCAATTT